AACAACGACTCGCTGGGTGGAAACGACTCACTGATAAACAGCAAGACTTTCTGAATAACTTTATGCACAAGGATATGACGCAGACACAATCAGCACGATCAGCGGGATATGCAAATCCTGGCGTTGATGCCGTGAGGTTGTTGCGTAACCCAGTTGTTCAGGAACGCTATCAGGAAATGCGTGAAGAAGCCCGTAGTCGCTTCGGGGTCACAATTGATAAATCTGTTCGGGATTTACTGAAGATGCGTAACGAAGCGTGGGAGAGCGGGAAGTTTGGTGAGGCTATTCGAGCTGAAGAGTTGCGATTAAAGGCTACTGGACTGCTTGTAAATAAAGCTCATGTGCTACATGAGAGGACTGACAGTATGACAAGAGAAGAAATACTGGCAAAACTACAGGAATTTCAAGACATAGCCCAGAAACGCATGAAAGTAGCCACAACCACCCATAAAGACCCAGACTTGATAGAGCAAAGTAGCGTGAAACCCATAAACTAGCATATTTACTTAGACAGGGTGTGTGAACGGAGACCGAAGAGTTGTTCGGATCGGGAGCTTATCGGGCTGGATCGGGGCTTAATCGGAGAATTGTTCGGTTTCAGGCAGGTAACTCCCCTGTGAATCGGATCGGGATCGGGCTTATCGGGATCGGGATACCGTACAATTGTTCGGGGAGCTTCAGGATCGGGAGATCCACCTCCTGCTGTCCAGCCTCCTGCGTGAACAATTGTTCCACGCTGGGCAGGTGAGCTGTCGACAGCGCCGTGACCTGCTAAAATGAACAATTGTTCGGAGTCACCTTCCAGACAGCAGGATAAAAAAAAAGAGCAGGAAAACCAAAACCCGCTCTTTTTACTTTTACAATTAAACAAAGGATTATTTAAATGCTTGATACTATATTATATAGCAACTGTTACTAACTATTACAAGAGAATAAAAAAATTAATTTAATTATTGAATAAAATCAATGACTTAGCAATTTAATTAAATTAATTTGCTTTTTTTTGTATAATTTGTTTGACAGATGTTGCAATGATTGCTACAACAATATTAACTTAAACAAACAAAAGGAACTAAGCCAATGAAATTTACTAAAGCAATGGAATCAAACGGAACACATCTTCAGGGTAATGTTGGAGCAACTTATCAGGAGCTTGTAGAAGTTTTTGGAGAGCCAATCAGATATGATTCAGATGGTACAACACACATGAGCAACAAAGTAGATGCTGAGTGGAGAATAACTTTTGAAGATGGCACAAAGGCGACCATATATAATTATAAGAACGGACTTAATTACTTAGGAGCAGAAGGCAAGAGACTTAGTGAGATAAGTATGTGGAACGTAGGTGGTTATGATGAGAGAGCCGTGACACTAGTTAATGATGAGGTTATTGATTGGCAACACAGATTACACGACACAGGCAAATCAACGAACAATTTAGTAAAAGCCTAATTGTTCGGAGAGATCGGGGATTCGCTTCCCCGATTTTTTTCCCAGCAGGGTGAACAATTGTTCGACCTGTAGAACTCCCCAGCAGGTCACGCACAGGTGAACAATTGTTCGACCTGCACAGGCTGGAGCAGGTAATAAAAAAAATAAAAAAAGTTTTGTTTAAGGGTTGACATGTTGTAATCATTACACTATATTAATATTAATTAAACAAAACCAATGGAGAAACAAATGTATAAATATATAGTAATAGCCAAAGAGTGGAGAGACAAAGTTAACGGAAACAGTTACTTCTCTGCACAAATTGAAAGCACAGAAGATGGTAGCAAAACAAAGTTACCTTTCCAGTATGGGTACGGCGACCAGTACAAATACGAAGCAGTTAGAGAACTGGTCAAAGAAGGATTACTGGAAGAAACAAAAGAATATCCATTCGTTCCAGTAAAATTTGTTAAGATTCCGAACACATTAAAAAGAGAAGCTGTTAGCTTTGGGGAGGTATAAGATGAACAAGATAGATAAACTGGTAGAAGTATATTTTAACTGGGGAGCTAAGAACAACTTAGCCCTTGGCTCTGCTGATGAAGAAATATTTGTAAGAACAGGTCTTGAAAACCCCAGCGAAAAGATTCTTTATGAACTAAACTGGCTGAAGAAATTCCAGCGTGCTTGGTGGAAGGCAGAAGAACTAGATTAAATTGTTCGGTATCGGATCGGGAAACGGGAGCTTCGGCTTCCGTTTTTTTGCGTCCAGCTCGAACAATTGTCCTCCCCCCCCCCTGCTGTCAATATCCTGCTGTCAAACCTGTAATCGAACAATTGTTCGGTATGATTCGCTGGAGCAGGTATGTCATATGATATAAATATTTATTTAATTTAGTTGTTGACAGGTAGCAATCATTACTATATATTAAGGTTATTAATCAGCCAAAGGAGATACAAATGGCAATATACATAGCTTATGGTGCAAACCTAAACAAGAAGAACATGGCAACAAGATCGCCTGATGCAGTGCCAGTGGGTAGCACAAACTTACTGGATTACAAACTAGTATTCAATAACGTAGCGAGTATCGTTCCGTCTGAAGGTGATACTGTTCCAGTAGGATTGTGGAAAATATCCGAACAAGATGAAAAGAACCTTGATGTGTACGAGGGGTTTCCACATCTTTATAGGAAAGAATACATTGATCTTTCTTACATGGGTATGACACAAGGACTTGTTTACATAATGAATTATGGAGGCAAAGCCGTTCCGAACAAAAGATACTTTGACGCTATCAAAGAAGGTTACGGTGACTTTCAACTAGACACCGAACAACTCATAGACGCAGTGCTTGAAGCATTCGATTATGAAAAAGATAGTGGCAGAGTCATTCAAACTAGGAGAGGAGGAAGGTCATGGAGGTAAATTGTTCGCTTCCCAACCTGTGAAAGCCCAGCAGGATCTGGGCTTTTTCTTCGGAGTCGGGAGAACAATTGTTCGGATCGGGCAGGACGCTGATCGGGGATCGGGGATTTCGCCCTCCGCCCAAATCATTTTCTATATCCTCCCCCCTATATCCTCCTAATGAAAAATTAATTAACTTGTTAAATAGTTTTGTCAAGAGGTAAGACAAAAAAAGTTTCTCAATAAAAACAATGACTTAGCAAATTAATTTTCTCCAGGTATTGTAATCATTACATTAATAACCAAATAAGGTGTAGGCGGATAATTACGCCTAAAAACCAAAACTTAAACAAAGGAAAAAAGACAATGACTTTTAATTCAATAAATACAAATAAAAACTTTTTCGATAATCAAAACTTTGCGTTTGGTGTAGAACCTGAGTTTAATACAAGAACCTATACTGAGATGAACCGTTACAATAATTCACTAGGTTCAAATAGTATAAAAGGTTTGGAATATGTATACGACGGTTCAAGAGTAGACGGTGAAGCACGATTACCAATTTTATCTAATTCTCAAAAATCATATAATTATTTAAAATCAGTACTCGAACAATTGAACGATCATGGAGCTACTGTTAATTGGACGTGTTCAGTACATGTTCATTTATCTAGACGTCCAATTACAATTGATCCAAATGATTTCCATGATAAATCAATTGAATACACCGCAAGAAATGGTTCTGCTTTACCTAGTCGCAATGGTACTGATTATTTTGGCGATGCTATACCATTAGAAATACTAAAAGATATTGGTTACAGAGTAAGCAAAAATAAAGATCAGTTTAATTCATTTCTTGCACCGTCTAGAATTGATAATGGTGGTTATGCTAATCAAGCAATGAGAAGAGCAGGTCAACAAAACGGTTATTTTTGTAAAATGCCTATGTCTCATAATACAATCAAAAATACTGAACCAACATGGCATAAACTAAAACGTGTTATTTCTTGCGGTGGTTGCGGTGGTAAATTTTCTGCTATCAATGCTAATCATTGGGATAATAAAGAAACTATCGAGTTTAGATCTCATGGCGGTACATTAGAAATTGATAAAATTTGGTCTTACATGATGTTTTTAGCTAACATGCAAAAACATAGTATTTTGAATAGGCATAACCAAATTCAAGCGGTTCAAGATACACCGTCTTATATTGGTCGTTCTAGCCGTACTAGACAATCAATTGCTTACTCATTAATGAGACGTGTTGGCGGTGCAACTACTCAAGAGATCATGGATGCAAGTGGTATCCAAACCGCTCAAAGAGTAAGATCAATGATTAGTGAACAGATTAGACCAACATTGGTTAATCAATTTGGACGTGACATTCTAATCACTCATAAC